TCGTGCTGCGACGTCCCGAACGTGTGCCGGTGGAAGGCTGCGTAGATGTCGGCGGCGCCGCCGGAGAACATCGCGGCACGCTTCTGGCCATGAAGCTCGTTGTAGATTGACGAGCCCTTAAAGTCATGGCGAGCCCATACGCGGCACTCGGCCCCGTCGGGTGACACCAAGGCCAGCTTGGCCTCCCAGTCTCGCATCAGAACGCCCAGCGTGTTCATACGCTCAAAGATCCGCGAGCCCTCATTCCATTTATCGTGGTTGCCTAGCAGCCACGCTGCCCACCGGATCCCAAGGCCATTCAGGAACCAATCGACAAGCTCCCACCCTTCACTCGCAGTGGCGCTCTGCTCAGCGTAGAGGGCCACCAGACGCCCAACCCAGTTGTTGACGCTGTCACCCCCGTTGATGCCGTACATGCCCTCTGTAGCCGCGCAGAGGCGACCGTGGCGCTCCAAGGCCTCAAGGTCGCAGTACGGGTCATCCAAGTGCGGGTCACCGAACCAGCATAGGGCGTAAGGCCCATCGACAGGGATAAAGACCTTCTGCCATTCCTGCGCCCGGGCATGCGTGATGCGGATAGTGTTGCGGGCTTTCATGGTCGCAAGGCGATCGGAGAAGGGCAGATCCTTAGGTGGCAAAGATGCAGCCACAGGCGCGCCCTCACGCACATCATCTTCAAGCTTCGCCTGAAGCCGCCTCATAGCCTTGCCGATGACGTCCCGGCCTAATCCCAAGGCAACCTCAGCGGCTACGATACCACCATGTTTATGCACAGCCTTCAGATGTTCGAGTTGTGTAGGGGTCGCTAATTCGATGACGCGTGGATCATTCGGATCAATCTGCATGTGGCGCTCCTTGGCCATTTGCCCGGGCACCGATAGCAGAAAACCGTGTCAAGCGACATGAAAATAAACACAGTGAAAAACCAAAATTTCCACACCAAAAATCGGCTGAAGCCCCTTCAGGAGACTTCAGCCAGCTTCAGCATATTAGATGAATATCCGTAAATAACCAAACAAAACCAAAGCTTTAGCTAGCTGAACCCTTACACAGCACACATTGCTGAAGCCTTGCTGAAGCTGGCTGAAGCGACTTCAGTACTCATTGAAAATAAAGGAAAAGCTTGCTGAAGCGACTTCAGCAAAAAAGCTGAAGCCGACCATGGATTACCATACATGAAGGGGGGACTTCAGCTACCCCCGCTTTCAGGCTAGGGATCGGGGGATGGAAGCGCTCGCTGAAAGCTGCCCTCGGCTGGGGCCTCGGTCATCAGTCAGCTTCGCGCGGCATCTGCGAGATGGGATTGATTAGGTGTAGGTTCTGATAGGGGAAAGGCGGGATGGCAAAGATATTGGCGGAGGGGACGAGCCCTCGGCTGCTGAACAGGACGAGGAAGGCAAGGGCGCCGAAGCGCGATGCGAGGAGTATGGCGGATGAGCAGGTCTGGATGTTTGGAGGTCGCAGGTTTGTGCGGGACGATGGCGAGTGCGTGGCGGCACGCAATGGCGATTGGGTGTTGGTCCGCAAGGCGGATAAACAGGGCTGGGTCAACTTCAGGTTGTTCCTCGATCGCAGGAGCGTGAAGCGCAGGCAGTGGTACGTGTCGGCTAAGGATGGCGAGGTGCTGGAGACCAAGTGCGTGTTGAACCTCAGGGACAAGAGGCCTGAGGGCTTTGACTGGGTGGCCGATATGGCAAGGCAGATTGGGTTGAGGGATGACGATCATGGCGGTTAAGGGAAAGCCTTATCCAAAGAAGCCAGACCCAAAGAACTTTAGTGTTCAAGGTCTGCGTCCGGGCCCTGCGCCTTGGCAGGGGAGTTACGGGACGCATATCTCTGGAATGGAGGCCATCGAGGACCTGAAGATGGTGGCGGAGGCCCACGAAGATCATTGGGGTGCCGGAATGCTGCGTCTCCTTGCGCCAGCCGACCTCAGGGAGAAGTTTGATCGTCAGAGGTTCCTGACCCAGAAGGCGATTGAGCTTGGAGATCTGGCGGAGGTGAAGAACGAGTGTAGCCGCATGGCGAAGGGGTGGGCCGCCCTTAACAGACATGCATTGGCCATAGGAGCCTCTCAGAGGCCCGCAGAGCAGTGGGAGACGGTTCTGGGGTGTGGGACTACCCTCGTGGTCGTGAAGACGTCAGAGGAGGCCCTGAGGGCGTCTCTGGGAGGTAGGAAGGCGGTGGTCGTGTCGCTGGGGGAGGTGGCGAAGCTGTTTGAGGCGCATCAGGACCTGCTGATGGCCAAGCTGGCTTTTCCCGGCGCCGAAGTTGTTCGTGTGGATACACGCAAAGAAGACCCGCTGAGGGCGATCTCAACGAGCCTTGCCAATCTGGATGATGATATTGACGATATCGGGCAGGTGAACCTGTTCGAGGCAAGGCCAAAAATCTAAGGCACAGGCTCGGTAATGTGGTCGAAGAACCAGCTTAGGGGTAGTAAACCCTCGTCGTATGCAGTCAGCAGGAGGGAGCAGGCGACAGGCACACCGTCCCGCGTCCAGTTGTGAGACTGGCGAAGCGTCTTGCCACAAAGCCAGCCCCCGTCAGCTTGACGGAGGCCGTGCCTTGCGAGGAAGAGTTTGTACTCTTCGGCTGTCACTCGGAGCCTTCCGCCTTCAGCTCGGGCTTGTGGGCGAAGATGGTAGATGCAGGCATGCCAATCTCCAGCGGGGTTTGGCGGTCCAGCACAAAGTCAACACGCTTGTCATCAACGTAAATATAGTCGATCGCAACCGTGTCGGACATGATGCCAAGGAAGGCTGGTACCTTATTTATGGGGATCAGGAAGCTCTGGTATCCGATCTTGGCGACAATCATGCCCTTGGTCGAGATGATATCCGGGGTGTTGTTGGTGTCGGTCATGATTAATAACTCCTTAATTTATGGATCAGTTGGCGGTGCGGCGAGCGGAAACCTTGACGCAGGTGTAGCCGCTGACGGTCTTGCGGTGGGCGGTCATCCACTGGTGGGTGACACCCATTTCGAGGAGCTTCTGCTCCGCTGCCTTGGCGTCGAGAGTGTGGCGCGAGCCAACCTCCATGACGGTGGCACGGAACAGGCCGCCCTCGTAGCTGCCGAGGCCCTGAGCCTTAAGCTGCTCGGAGAGGGACTTCTCGATCGCCTGAAGGTCGGCGATCTGGGCCTTGATCTGGCCAAGGCGGTCGATAGTGTCGATGATGTCGTTGGTCATGTCAGATTTCCTCAAATATGGCGCAAAGTAGGCCGATGATAATGATGGTGATGCACAGAATGTATGTGTAATTCTCTTGCACGTTAAATCTCGTGCCAAAGGTCGCTATTGAGGGCGTAGATGTCATCTTCGTCGATGCCCTTCTTGACTTCCGCCAGAAGGCGGAGGGCGCTTGCTCGTGCCTGTAGGGCACGGCTGATAAGGGAGATCGTGCCGTCAACATCGGTGAAGATGGCCCAGCCACGAAAGTCGTGGAAGTGACGGAATACGCGGCCATCCTCAAGGCTCATCTCGATATGATACGAGGCATAATAGTTGACCTCACCCGCCAGCATGGCGCGGCGCAAAACCTTGACGATGCGGACCAGAGGCTTGTTGTACGTGACGTTGTCCATGTCGTAATCTCCTTAACTCGTTTCGTCTGAATGTCATTTAGTAACCAGATGTCATCTCGTCAACCCATGTACAAAAATAATCTCACCGGATCCTGACGACTGAGCGCTTGGCGGGCTCTCGGCCATATGCGGCCTCGCAGATTTCGATCGCCAACTCGGTGTCTGTGCAGTCGGCGATCAGTTCATCGCCGCTCGCATCGTTGCCCCATACGAGGAGGAAGTTGAACTTCCTGCCGCTGCCCGGGATGATTGCCGTGATGGTATCCTCCCCAGTCGTGCCAAGGGCACCGATGATGCGAGCAGCGCTGTCGCATCGCCTGATGGTGACTGCCTCGCCGTCGAAGACGTTCACGAAGTAGCCGCGATCTAATATCTCGCTGACTAGCTTACGTGCGACACGAGCTTCACCGATAGAGGCATATTCCAATGTTTTCATACATTTAGTCCTGATATGATAGTGATTAGATTGTTTCGGAGATTTGGTGATAAGAAGTTTTTTCTAATTTGCAAATTAAATCTGCTTTACCTGTGTGTTAATAGACATTGCACATCGAGGTGACGAGGTGACGTTGTGCAACCCAAAAAACAGCTTACAGCCACCAACCAAAATTCTTTTCAAATCAGGGCTTTACGAAAAGTTAATTAACGTAATGACAGGGTGCGAATTAGGTGTTGCATTACGCTAATTATGCTGTAGACAGGGTGACAGAACGCAACGGAGACACCGACATGACCACCGCTTCCACCCACACCGGCACCTGCCAAGCCTGCGGCCGCCGTCAGGCCGTCCACGTCAAGACCGGCATGATCGCCAAGCACGGCTACACCACCGAGTACGGCTTCTTCAACGGCACCTGCGGCGGCAGCGACCAGCTTCCGCTGGAACTGGACACCGCCGTCAACGTCGGCACCGTGGCCGCCATGATCAAGTTCGCAGACGGGCAGCAGGCCAAGGCCGAGGGCGAGATCAGCAAGGTGGCCGTCGAGGTCCGCACCGGCCTGCGCGACAAGTACGGCCGCCCAGAATACGTCACCAAGTTCATGGACCGCGCCGAGTACGAGGCCACGCAGCCGCGCTACACGTCCTTCGATGACGCCGTCGAGCGTGTCCACATAAGCCTCCGCCGCATGGCCGAGCGCGTCCGCGCCGACGCCGCCGACCTCGATGACCTGCGCGGCCGGGTCCACGGCCAGCCGCTGCAAGAGCGCGCCTCGGAGGCACCGATCAAGCGCGAGCGCGCCAAGACCTACCGCGAGGCCTACGCCCGCGTTGAGGCACTCAAGGCCCTCGGACACAAGGCGCAGAGCCGCCGTGATCATGGCGGATACGCCATCACCTACCGCATCGCACGAGGATACTAACATGACCACTGACAAGATCATCGCCCGCATCAACGCCGAGCGCACCATCCCCCTCGCACGTTACGAGGAGGACGGCTGCGACAGCCGCTACGAGTACCTCGTGGACATCGCCGACTACAACGACATCCCGCTCGATGCGGTGCTGACCCTGATCGATGTGCTGGGGCCAGATGAGGACTTCGACGGTCTGGTCAGCATGGCTGAGGACCTCAGCATGATGGGAGGGTTTGACTGATGGACAACTACACCGCCACCGGGCTCGCAGAGGGCTGGATCGACACCGACGACCACGAGCAACTGGTCGAGGCTTGGCAGCACCTCCACGACACCGGGCTCGCCTACCAGTTGCAGGGATGGTTCGGGCGCACCGCTCGGGACCTGATCGAGCAGGGCATCATCGCCGAGTAACCCAACCCCCTACCGCACGCATGCCCTCGACGCCCACCGCGCCGGGGGCATCGTCGCGTCTGCGCCCCGCGCAGATTACCTGTGGATAAATATGTTAAGGTCATTTAGTTAACGCGCAGTTTACCTGTGGATAAATATGTTAAGGTCATTTAGTTAACGCGCAGTTTACCTGTGGATAAATAAATCCGGATAGGGGGGTGACCCCCCTTGACAATAGGCAACACTAGACACCGTAGGTGGCTGCATCGAAAATCCGCACACCCCCAAAAAATCCAAAAAAATTCCCAAAAAAAATTCCCAAAAAAAATTCGTCAAAAAATTCGTCAAAAAATCGTGAAAAAAACCGACCTACAAATTTTCCAAAAAAATTCCCCAAAAATCCGCAAATCGACAAATTTACTAATCTGCGGGCATGAATTTTCCCACTACCACTCCATCCCCCCACGCGCTAAATAATGGCCATGGCTAGAGATCCCATTCCCCCAAAAAGCCCTGTCCTTGCCGCCATTGGCCGCACCAACAAGGCGCACCACGCAGTGAGCCCCGCGATCGGGGCCATCATTGAGCGCTGCCGCGCCAGCGGCTTGCCCAAGGACCGCATTGCCAAGATCGTGGGTATGTCTGCCGCCACGCTCGATAAATATTACGACGATGACTACGCGGTTGGAAATACCTCGCTTGTGGGCCAGATAGCTGGAGTGATGGGCGATATTGCCCTCGACCCCGGCCACAAGCAGTGCGTGGCGGCGGGTAAGTTCATGCTGTCGCGTCTGGCCCCCGACGCATTTTCGGAGCGGTCTGAGCATAAGCTGCTCGATGCCAATAATAATGCGATCGACATCGCCACCACGACCCTTAGCCCCTACGACATGACCGAGGAACAGCGCGAGGCATTGCGTTCCGTCATGGCGTCCGTGCTGATTGAGGCGGTGGAGGATGTCGTCGTTGACCAGCAGTCCAAAATTCCGCAGGCAGATTACGTACAGATAGAAGATCAATCTAATGGGGATACAGTGTGATTAAAGTAGATCAGGTCGAGAGCGACAAAGCCAACAGGAAGCTTCAGAATGTCCTGAAAAAAAATCGACTCGCACGCGAGCATGAGGCGCGGTTGAAGGATTTGTTCCGGTATTGCGCCTCTACTGACATGCCGGTTGAGCGCGTGGCTGTCCACATGGGGTTGGAATTGAAACCGACCGTCGATGGCTTGATCTGGGCCGGAAGGAAGTTTGGGTGACCAAACTCGTCGAGTTCGACGGCAGGATCATCGACGCTGCCAAGCAGATGGCGGAACTGGAGAAGTACGACTACGAGAGTAGCTTGTACATGTTCCTGCGGGACGCTTGGCCGTACATCGACGCGTCTGACTGGAAGGATGGCTGGCCTATCGAGGCTGTGGCTGAACATTTGCAGGCTGTCGTCGATGGCGACATCAAGAGGCTCCTGATCAACATTCCCCCGCGTATGGGGAAGTCGTCCATTACTTCGGTGGCCTTCCCGGCGTGGACTTGGGCCCAGCCCAACAAATCCCCGACTTCCGGGCCTCAGGTCCAGTTTCTGATGGCGTCCTACGCCAACCAACTTGTGCTTCGCGACAGCGTCAAGTGCCGCAAGCTGATCGAGAGCCCGTGGTATCAAAAGTATTGGGGCGAGCGGTTTCGTTTGAACTCCGACCAAAACACTAAGTCACGCTTCTCAAACGATCAAAATGGTGAACGCCTGATCACCTCCGTCGGCGCCGCCGTAACGGGCGAGGGCGGCTCGATCATCGTGGTCGATGACGCGAACGCGGCTAACGAGGCATTTTCTGACGCCAACATTCAAGCCACGATCGACTGGTGGGACGGGACAATGAGCACCCGCCTGAACGACCAGAAGACTGGGGCCATGATCGTCATCCAGCAGCGTCTGGCTGAAAACGATTTGACCGGACACATTTTGGAAAATGATGACCGGGGTGAGTGGACGCACCTCTGCCTGCCTATGCGCTACGAGTGGCGGCGGCACTCTTCGACCGTCATTGGCTGGGAAGATCCTCGCGGCTGCGACGACGAGGATGAGCCTCTTGTTAAGGTTACCGACACAGGCGAGCGCGTGCCCGTTAACCGGGACGCAGAGAACGAACTGGGGCGGCGCGAAGGCACACTCCTCTGGCCCGAGCGCTTTGGCGACAGGGAGGTTGAGCGCCTTGAGCGGGCTCTTGGCCCCTACGGCTCTGCGGGGCAGCTTCAGCAGCGCCCTGAGCCTGCTGGCGGCGGCGTCATCAAGCTTGACTGGTGGAACATGTGGGAGGAGTCAGTCTACCCCCCGATGGATTTCATCATCGCGTCCTTGGACACGGCCTACACCCTCAACACCGCCAACGACTATTCGGCCCTATCAGTCTGGGGCGTGTTCTCTGGCAGCACGATGAACAAGGCTACGCGGACATTTGCCAAGGATGGCAAGTCCCTTGACCGCTTCGAGATGCACAACAACGGCGCGCCAAAGGTCATGCTCATGCATGCATGGCAGAAACGCTTGGAATTCCACGAATTGACGACCGAAGTAGCCAATACATGTAAAAGAATGAAAGTTGATAAGTTAATTATTGAAAATAAAGCAGCCGGTATATCCGTGTCGCAGGAATTACGGCGACTTTATTCGGGTTCTAGGTGGGCCGTGCAGCTTTCCGACCCCAAAAGCATGGATAAATTGAGCCGACTGTACTCTATTCAGCACATTTTTTCTGAAGGCATGGTTTTTTCGCCCGATTTTACGTGGTCACAAGAGGTAATTACGCAAGTTGGTCAGTTTCCGAAGGGCAAACACGACGACTTGGTCGACACCGTGTCCATGGCCATACGCCACTTGCGCGATCTTGGCATGCTTGAGCGGGCAAGCGAGATAAGAGACAGCGAAAATTCACTTTTGGGGTATCCCGGGAACGACCCAGCCCCACTTTATTCGGTTTGAGGGGAGATTTTGTATGGATGCTCAGATTTTGTGCCAGTGCTGGGTCGAAGACCTCGGAAATATGATGTATGCAGTCGAAGTGACGGGCGTTGCGCCCTTTGACCACGAACGGACCTATACCATCAAGGCAAAAGATGATAATTCCGCAGCCAAGGAAGGCATGGAATTGTTCATCGAAGAGATGGAATGCCTGTCTGACTCGATTTTGAAGGAAGATTGACGGTATGCGCGCAGGCCTCGCCCCCATGAACCTTCGGCAGGGCCCAGCCGGTGAGCCCAGCGACCTTGACGACATCCACATTGAGGATGCGGCACCCGAAGACGACAAACTGAGTGAAGACGAGGCCGGAAACGTCATCCAAATCGAGCATGACGACGGATCCGTGACCATCTCCATGGACGGCCAGTCCCTTGTCCCCAACGTTGAGAATGAGGGCGAGGAATGGTTTGAGAACCTTGTCGATAAGATCGACAGCATGGACCGCACTCGCATTTCGGAAGATTTGCTGCGCGGCATTGATGAAGATATCGAGTCCCGCAAGGATTGGATCAAGGACCGCGCCGACGGCGTGCGCCTCCTTGGCCTTAAGGTAGAACTTCCGGGTGTGTCCGGCGCCTCCGACGGGGCTCCGGTCGAGGGTATGTCCAAGGTTCGTCACCCGCTACTGCTTGAGGCGGTCCTGCGCTTTCAGGCAAATGCCCGGTCGGAACTGCTGCCCACCGACGGCCCGGTTAAGATCCGCAACGACGACAATAGCGCTGAACTAGTCGAAGACCAGCTTGCCAATGCCCTTGAGCGCGACTTCAACCACTACCTCACCTCGACGGCAACCGAGTACTATCCCGATACCGATCGCATGTTGCTGATGCTCGGCTTTGGCGGCACCGCCTTCAAAAAGGTGTACTTCTGCCCGCTGCGCAACCGCCCGGTATCCGAAACCGTTGATGCGGATGACCTGATCGTCAACAATTCCGCCACCGACTTGGCTAATGCCCGCCGCGTGACGCATCGCTCGATGATGCGTCCGTCGATCATGCGCCGCCTACAGATCCTCGGCGTCTACCGAGACATCTCGCTCGGCACGCCCCAGCCCCAAAAGCTTGATGCCTTCCAGCGTCAGGAAAAGGAGACGCAGGGCATTGCCGCCGAGTCGGGCACGATGGACGATCGCGACCGCGAAATCTACGAGTGCTATTGCGAATTGGACCTCAAGGGTTTTGAGCATAAGCACAAGGGCAAACCTTCTGGTCTTGAGGTCCCCTACCGGGTCACAATCGACGTTTCATCGCGTGAAATTCTTTCAATTGTCCGTAATTATCGCGAGCCAGAAGACCGCGAACTTCCCGAGGCATGCAGGACATTCGTCAAGTACACGTTCGTCCCGGGCCTTGGTTTTTACGATATCGGCCTTCTGAATATTCTCGGGAACACCACCAATGCCATCACGGCTGCGTGGCGCGAGATGCTCGACGCGGGCATGTATTCAAACTTCCCCGGGTTCCTGATGGCAGACACGGGCGCCCGCCAGAACACCAACATCTTCCGCGTGCCGCCGGGTGGCGGCGCTCTGGTTAAGACGGGTGGCCTGCCGATCCGTGACGCCATCATGCCCCTGCCGTACCAGCCACCTAACATGGCCCTGATGCAGCTTGTCGATAACATGGCCACGACCGGCATGCGTATCGGCGGTACGTCCGAGCTTCAAGTCGGAGAGGGCCGCGCCGATGCCCCAGTTGGGACCACTCTGGCGCTGATCGAGCAGGCCACAAAGGTTCTGGACTCGGTCCACAAGCGCATGCATGCGGCCCAAGCGGAAGAATTCCAGCTTATGCGCGACTGCTTCCGCGACCACCCGACAGCATTCTGGCAGCGAAACAACCGGCCCGCAGCCAAGTGGGACGAGGAGAATTTTCTCCGCGCGCTCGACAACTGCAACCTTGTGCCGCAGGCTGACCCAAACACCGCCTCGCACGGGCAGCGCGTCATGAAGATCATGGCCCTGAAGCAGCTTCAGCAAGCAAACCCCGCCATGTACGATCCGATTGCGATCGACACGGCTGCCTTGCAGACCATTGGCTGGTCAAACCCGTCGCAGTTCTTTGCGCCGCAAAATGCCCAGCAGCAGCCGCCGCCAGAACTTCTGCAAGCCGAAGCTAAGATGAAGAACGACTCCATCATGGCCAATGCCAAGATGACCGTAGCGCAGGCGAAGATGGCAGAGACGCAGGCCAAAATTCAGCAAGGCGCCTTTGCGCCCAAGCAGGAAGGTGGCCTGCAAGCCCCCGAAGGCCCATCGCCGCTTGAGGTCGAAAAGCTTAAGCTTCAGGCCCTCGATACTGAAACGCGCCGCATGGGCATGACACTCAAGCATCAGGACAGCCAGACTGAGGATCGCAACCGCGACCTTGATCGCCAGTCTCGTGAGCGCGTGCAGCTTATGCAGCTTGCCCGCGATATCATCACGCACCCTGAGGCAGTTGAAGAAGCCGAGTCGTCTCTTGGTGACATCAAGAAGGAAATTGGCGAATGAAGACCACGCCATCCGCCATTAAGCGTGCCATCATGGTCGCCAAAGCCATTGGGTCCAAGATCGACCCGGGCTTTGCGAGTGTGGACATGCCGACGGACGGCGTCCCCTTGATGCGTGCCGATGGCGGTGAGACTAGTACGCCTGATGATATTGTAACGTCAATTCGCGACATTTTGAGCAATGTCCATGGTCAAGCTCAGTATGGTAGTGAAACCGGATCAAATTACAATTTGAACTATCCTGTGAATGACAGGGCATCTGTTTCGCTGTCTGGGCATGGGCGCGGAATCACTCCTGATCAAATTACTGCAGGTGCTAATTATCATCTTGGAAATGCAAACTTAAACGCCAACCATACTTTTGGTGGTGGAACCAATTATGGCGTAAATGTTCCATTGTGGGGGGGTAATTTCGGCATTAATGCAAATGCTCCTCATGGGTTTATTCCAAATGGAGTCCACGCTTCATATACAAGGCATTTTGCCGATGGCGGTGAGGCTGCGCCTAAGTTCTACAGCCAAGGTGCCCGTCAAGCTGCGGCCCTGCCGCAGGAGTCGGGCTCTCCAGAGCAGATGCTGGGCATGCTGGCCAATCGCGACGTGAAGCCTGACGAAATGCAGGCATCGGGTGTCGAGCAGGCTTTCGGCAAGGCGCCCAAGGTCAGCCGCCAACAGCTTGCGGAGCATTTTCAGTCCCGCATGCCTGAAGTGGGTGAAGAAGTTACTCGCGAGGGCAGTGGCAACACTGCGTGGGAGCGTTTTCGCGAAATGGAGCCCCGGATAAAACTCCCGGGAGGCGAAAACTATCGCGAAATCACTATGCATGCACCTAATTTTGAGGACAAGCGCGAGAAAGTTCATCTTGAGCTTTTGCGCATGAAAAAGGCGATGAAAAACGTCCGAGCCGCCCATAAAATGGGCAGCCCGATTTCCTACGAAGACGCTGAGCGTCGGCTAAAGGCAAATGAGGACGGGGACTATGGCAGTCCTCCCGCATATATTCATGAAATGCGAGACATGGGCCTTAGCCCCTCAGCCGAGCATGGTTGGGATGAAAAGGGGCAATATTATCTTCATGGCAGCGCACCCGCTTACGAAAGTGGTCACTTTGATCGCCCCAATGTTCTTGGTCACCTACGCCTCATGGATCGCAATTTACCAAATGGCGAGCGCGCCCTGCACGTAGACGAAGCTCAAAGTGACTGGGGGCAGGACGCCCGTAAGCATGGAACTTATGACCCCGGTCGCCCGTGGAGTGTTTTTGACACCGACACCGGCAAGTATGTTTACGATCACGCCACCCGGTCAGAGGCTGTAAACGACACTGCTTCGAAACCACATCTTGACTTTGAGCATACGTCCAAAGGCGAGCGCGTCCCGCATCATCCGTTGATTGCAAAGACTAAGAATTGGGCCGATTTGCTTATGAAGCGCGCCCTGCACGAGGCAGCGGCGGGCGGCTACGACAAAATGCTTATTACGCCGGGGCAGGAGCAGGCTGATCGGTACGGGCTTGAAAAGCATATCAGCGCGCTAGAATATATGCCTATTCCCGGCAGGGAGGGCCTTGTGCAGGGAAAGGGCCATAACGGCCAAGTTGTTTTGAGTAAAAAAGCGACTCCTGACGAACTTGAGCAGCTTTTTGGCAAAGACATTACTCAGCGCCTACTCGCCACTGAGCCCAATGATTATATCCACCGCCTAGAGGGCACCGACCTTCGCTCCGGCGGCGAGGGGATGAAGGATTTTTACGACAATATTTTGCTGAAGCGCCTTGCTCGTCTTGCCAAAATGCATGGATCTGAAGCCAAGATTGGCAGCGAAAGCCTTACGGTCCCTGCCAGCAATGAAAAAGGGGAAAGCCAGACCCGCGAGACGCGCCTGCACTCCCTTCCAATTACGCCTGAAATGCGTGAGAGCATCCTCAAAAATGGCTTCCCTGCCTACAAACAGGGTGGCGAAGTTGAGGAAGACCACAAAGACGACGAGACGCAGCACATTTCTGACTGGGCTTGGCGCCCGCTGCACGAAGTTCAGCACGACCTTGGTGACCTAAAAGAAATCCCATCGCATGTTGTCAATTTTGGCAACTTTATGGATCGGATTGCGGAGCGCGCTGGGCGCGAGGGGTTGTCGGCCCGAGACTTGATTAAAGCCTACACGATCACGCGTTCCAGCATTCAGCGCCGCGCCGCAGACGTTGATCGCGTCCGGAAGGCTGGCCTGCATCTGCCCGAGGAAATGGAAGGCAAAATTCGTCCCGAGGGCGCTTTTGGTGAGTGGCTGCATTCGCCCGCCGGTCAGGCCTACCTTGACGCTGCCCAGCATGGGCAAGTACATCACGAGGCAATAAAAAACGCCATTCAGGTTATGGCCCCCTTCGGTCGTCACCAGACGGATATCCCCGATGCCTTGACATGGGCTGCCGAAAACCTTCCGGGCAGCGAAAAGCAAGTGTCGGAACTCATTCATGCTGGCCGAGAAAAAGTCAGTACGCCAGACGAGTGGCGCGCGTTTACAAAAAACATTCGCGGCATTGGCCCTAGCAAGTCGGGCTTTTTTGCCTCGTTGATGGGGCGCGGAGACCAGCCCACGCTCGATGCCCGCCAAATCATCCTCCACACCGGGCGTCCGACCAGCGAGGCCGGAAAGTACATTGCCAAGAAGGGCGGCGCAGGGGGTGTTGAGGCCGTTAACCGGCTGGCGGGGCGGCAGGAGGCAATGAACCTATCGCTGCCCGAGCATCTTGATCCTTACTACCAGCACCTTGCCCATCATGCGGTGTGGGACAAGGCTGGCAACGAGGAGACTACACACGACGATGTTATGCATGCCATGCAGCATGCTGCGACTGGTGGGGAAATTAAAGATCCCCACGCCTTCATGCGCTCGCACCATGTGGGCCGTATCATGCACTCAATAGGCATGAATGGACTTGGCGACGACGAGGTGCATGAGCATTTTCGCGACGGTGGCAGCCCGGACATGGATAGAGTTCGCGAGGCTTTGCAGCGCACTGCCAGCCCCTTTTCGGACGATCCAGAAAAGGTTCGCGAGGCCCTGCGGATCTCAAAAAGGCTAAAGACCCCTATGTCGGGGCAAACGGGCACGGGCAGCTTTTACGGTGTGAAACAGCCCCATGATGTCGCGGATGTTGACCCAACAATCGTTCCGATCCCCGGGGTAGAACCCCTTGAGAAGCGGCACCGCTCTTGGGATGACCTTGTCAAAGAAGGCGAGGGCGGCACGCTCATTAACCTTGGTGGCGATCGCTCCAACCTTGGACGCCTGACGCACATTAACAAAAAAGAATTGGCTTGGCCGGTCGATTTGCATGCGGGCCCAAAGTACATGCTGGAGCCCAACAAGGGGCAGGTTTGGGCAAACGCCGCAGGCCACACTACGGCAATCAAGAAAATCATCCAAGAAGCCTCAAAGAAGGGGCCTGTGTACGGCGTCTACTCCCCAATGGGACCACGCGCGGTGGACTCCTCGCACAACATGATTGATGCCCTTTTGGCGCAAATTCCGGGCAGCGAAATTAGCCACAAGGATGCCGAAAGATTTGATGAAGATCTGCGTGCGGGCAAGCATGCGGTGCCAAAAATCAAGGCAAAAGCTATTGAATTGATGGCAAATTGGCCCGGTATCCTGAACGCTAAAGCGGCAAGCGAGTTCGCTAGAAGCCTTCCGGGCGCTCACCGTAGCTCCATTGTCAAGCACATGGACAAATCAACTTGGCGCGATGCAGGCTTTCCGGCAGTCGGCGTGACGCGTGCAGCGATCTCAGACCCAGATGTTAAGGGCGTTTCTGGGAACATGTTTGGACATCGCGTTGTACGCCTTTCTGCGGAAGGTTCTGGTCACGAGCCATCTTTCACACATTCCACCTACACCGGGCCCACGCATGGCGAGTATTTTGGCGACGTCCCTCTGGCGCAGCGCCACTACGTCATGCCTGACGTTATCGAGAAAATGCTTGGCAAGCCTGCTGTCGGCGGTCAGATTGTCCACCCGTATTCCCTTGATCCCATGGGGCGCAGCACTGCGCGCAAGCTTTTCGAGGAACAGAAACAGCAGCAGCCAATCAACCAGCGTATGCGCGAAAGCATCCAGCAAGGCTTGGAGCGCCAGAAGGAATACGGCCTGAACAAGGGCGGTGCTGCCGTGGATCGCGCGGTGACTGTCGCCATGAAAGCCAAAAAGCGTTCTTGATTGCAAAATCAACCATTTTTTGGCATTAGCTGAGTGCCATCTTTCTCGGCTGTAATGGAGACGCCGATGTCTGAACTTTCCAAGAGCGCCCGCAAAGCCATGAAGGCCAAGATTGGTCGCATGCTTGCCGGGTCCACGGGGGCGATCGACGCCTGTGATTTCACCCCAGCCCCCCTTGAGCATGCAGACGTCAAGACGGGCGCACGCCCGCTCTCGCGTCGGCAGTTTAAGCGCGGCGGCAAGGTTCTGGAAGCAGAGGGCCCCAAGGCCAAGCGCAATGCCGGTCGAGCCCAGCGCAAGAGCGGCGGCAGCCTGACTGCCGACAAGCTGATCAACCGCGATGTCCGTGGGGCCAACGAAAAGCGCGAAGGCATCAAGCATGTCGGGGCTTTTGCTTCAGGCGGCACCGCCAGCACTGCTGACAATCGCGATTTTAGCGATGACGAGACTGGCATGAAGAAGGGTGGCCGCGCCAAGCGCATGGATGGCGGGCGGATGTCAATGCCCGCAAACGACTCCCGCATGGCCCGCACCGCAGGCCTGAAGAAGGGTGGCCGAGCCAAAAAGGCTTACGGCGGTGACATGGACGGCGACTACGATGACAGCGGCATGGATATGACCGCAGACGCGAAGAAGAAGGCCCCGGCCCCCGCGCCGCGCCCTGCCCCGCGCCCTACGCCCAAGCCGAAGGGTAAGGACATCTCCTACGAGCCCTACGAGCCCATTCCGAAGAAGGGCTACGAGCAGGAAACAACCCCCTACGGGTTCAAGCGCGGCGGCAACACCGACCTCGCGCAGGACAAGAAGCTGATCAAGAAGGCATTCCGCCAGCATGAAAATGCCGAGCATGGCGGCAAGCACGAAAACTTGAAGCTGAAGAAGGGTGGCCGCACCGGCAAGGATCTGGGTGGTACAATCGGTAATGTGCTTGGAGGCGTGGGCTTTGGCGGAGGCCTCACAAAGGCTATTTACGGCGCTGCTGGCGATTTGCTCCGTGGTGCCGTGGGCAACGACAAAGATGGGCGTCAGCCGCAAGCCGTACCCGCAGTCGGTGCTGCGAAAAAGAGCGGTGGACGCGCTGCCCGTAAGGCGGGCGGTCGCATTCATAAGGAGGGCGGCGGAATGCTTGAAACCCTCGTGCCCTTGTATTTGGCCAGCCAGATGGGGTTGTTTAAAGACAAGGATAATGACGCTGGCCCAGCCCAAGCCGTACCCGCAGTCGGTGCTGCAAAAAAGCGCGGCGGCAGCCTGTCCATGGATGGCAGCGCCCAAGGCACTCGCCCGACAGGCGGTCGCATGGCCCGCAAGGATGGTGGACGCGCCAAGGGCAAGGTCAACGTCAATATCGTGATTGCCCAGAAGCCCTCGGCTGACGGCATGGGCGCACCGCCGCCGGGTCTGGCTGGACCTTCCGGCATGCCCATCCCGGTCAGCATGCCGCCCGCTGGTGGTCCTCCCATGCCTCCGGGTGCTGGCATGCCGCCTCCGGGCCCTCCGATGCCGCCTCCGGGCGCTGGAGCGCCTCCGCCGATGCCTATGGGACGCAAGCGCGGCGGGCGCACGGTTCACATGACGGCTGGCTCTGGCACTGGCGAGGGTCGGCTGGAAAAGATCGACCTGCAAAAGTCCAAAAAGTAAACACTGGCGGAGTGGCGGTGGGTAGCTCCCACCGCCTTTTTTCTTATGAACTATAATAATCTATTCCAACACGAACTCACCAAGATGATTGATACCGAATTGTCGAGAATAGCGGAAAATCTATGTGTCGGCATGGCAATCACTGACATTGCGCAATACAAACACGAAGTGGGCCGCATTCAGGGCCTGCGCACCGTCCTCGGCATGTTTGAGGAGGTGAACACAGTGCTGTCAGAAAGGTAGAAGCATGCCTCAGATGTTTATGGAGCATGCCGTGGACCCGAAGGAGGAACTCCTCGCAAGTCTCGGCGATATTAGTGATATCGAAATTTTCAATAACCAAGTCCTTCTCGCGATCTACATCCGCCCGGAGAAGACCAAGTCGGGCATTATCCTGACCGACAAGTACCGTGACGAAGACAAGTTCCAGTCTAAAGCCGCCCTTGTCATCAAGAAGGGCCCGATTGCATTTGATGACCCCAGTGGTAACTGGTTCAAGGGCATGGAAATCGACCTTCACGATTGGGTTATCTACCGCCCCTCCGACGGGTGGTCGATCAACGTCAACGGCGTGAATTGCCGTGTCATCGACGACAACAATATCCGTGGCCGAGTCTCAAACCCCGACTGCGTTTGGTAAGGATTAGAAAATGACCGATAACGACGAAAATATTGACGTTGAAGTCCTCGAACTGACCGATCTCGCCCCCGAGGAAGAAGTCATCATTGAGGCTGAAAAGCCGAAAATTGAAACCGCCGAGGACGGCATCGAGTCACTGCGCGAGCAGCTTGATCGTGAACGTCAGGCCCGCATGGCTGCGGAGCAGCAAATGCAGGAATATGCGAAGACAGCATATTCGGCTCAGAACGAAGTGCAAGACAGCAACATGCACCTCGTCAACAACGCGATCGAGACTGTGCGCCAGCAGCAGGAAATCCTCAAGGAGAACCTGAAGGCGGCAATGGCCCACAATGATTTTGACGCCGTGGTCGAGTACCAGACGTCACTGTCGGATAGTTCTGCCAAGCTCCTGCAACTTGAGCAGGGCCGTCAGGCGCTGCAAGAGGCACCTCGGGTGCAAGAGCCGCGCTTCTCCCCCAATGATCCCGTAGAGGCTCTCGCCAGCCAACTGACACCCCGCTCGGCTGACTGGGTGCGGCGCCACCCTGAGTATGCCTCAGGCAATCTCTACGCAAAGATGGTCGCAGCCCACCAGATCGCTGTGGCCGATGGCATCACGCCTGACTCTGACCGTTATTTTGAGTCAGTCGAAGGCGTTTTGGGGATTTCCGGCGCGCCTCAGCCTCGCAGTGGGAACCGCGCTCCACCCGCAGCACCCGTTAGCCGTTCGGGCTCGGGCACGGGCGGAAGCGGAAACACCGTGACGCTTTCCGCTCAAGAGCGTGAGATGGCCCAGATGATGGGCATGTCGGTCAAGGAATACGCCGCCAACAAGCTCGCGCTGAAGCGCGAAGGCAAGATGAACTAAGGAAACTGAAGATGGAACAGAACACCCTGCGCGGACGCCCCAAGGGGCTCCGAGAAGAAGCAATCCAGCATGCCGCCGACG